TAACAACACTGTTTTCCCACATCCCGCAGGCCCAAAAACTTCAACCAATATCCCGCCTGGAATCCCACCTCCGTAAACCCGACCCCCCGAAATAGCCAAATCCAACAAAGTGCTTCCCGTACTAATCATCTGTTCCGTTTTACCTTCATACTCTTCTTTTTTATTTACTTTCTTAGTACTATTTTTTACCTGCTCTCTAATGCTTTTTTTCTCCATATCTTCCCCACTAATTCCATTATGTCCAATATATCTTCTCTTGACAAACCTCTCTTTTCCATTTTTCTTCTTTCCAATCGCATAAACTTGCCAAACTGATATTCTATATCCTCATTAGTAAGCCATCCCGTTGTTCCTAAATTGCAATCCCTTTTCTGCTCCCATTCCTTGTATAACTTTTTCGCTATTTTATTTTTCACTGAAGTTGTGCCCAAAACTTTCATACGCTCCCTTATCAAATATCTCAAATAGGCCGATTTTGTTAAACCTGACAGGTATGAAGCCAATACAACAAACTGCCTTTCCTTGTCGGGAACTTGAAAAATCAAAAATTTGCAAGCCATTGTTATCTCTCCGCATCTGCACACTCATCCCATAATTCGCAATTGTCACAATCATCATATTCATCTATATCGATTCCAAATCTGTGTCCATATGGACATCTATTTCTCGGATTTTCATCATCTACAGTTCTATTAGAAGTCTCCTCTTTCTCTTTGTTCTCTTTTACTTTTTTCTTTTTCCTAACAGTTGGAACCTCTTTTTCTTTTATATAGTTTCCCTTATCTTTTGTCTCTTCTTCTATTTCATCTTCTTCAACTATCTCTTCATCAGTTTCAGAAGCTATCACATCATCCTCTATCTCAAAAAATTTCATTTTCAACTCTTCATATCCCAAGACTACCAGCACCTCATCTAAATTAGGTATATTCAAACTTTCCTCATCATACTCATAATCACGCTCAATAAAATCAATCCTTTTAGCTTTGGCAAATTCCCGCTCTCCTATACACTCAGTACCAAACCGAATCCTCAAAGTATATCCCTCTTTCAAATCTGGAAAAGCCTTATATGACTCATCTTCCCGTAGTTCATCTTCCAGTAATTCATAAAAACAAAAATCACTAATATCCCAAACATGAATCCTCTCTTCATATTTCTTATGTCCTTTAGGAATCACCAAATACAATGACCTTGCACTCGGTCTTAAATGTTTAACATTATCCCACTTAACCTTATTTTTCAATTGATGTGCCATATATTCACAAATAGGACACTTCTTCCCAAACGTCAATGGACAAACCAAAGTTTCGTTCTTTACTCCAACACTCCTATGAACTCTAAACGGCTTTTTATACCACCACGCACCAGGTACAGCTACCCCACTCTTCTCATCTTTATCAAGATGATAAGGATCCGTTACTTTGTAAGGAACAAAATCTAAAAATACTTTTTCACCAGGCTCTTCCTTAAACAATTGAACACCTTTCGGCAATCTCAAATAGCCTTTCTCACTATCCTTCTTACGAATATTAGCACTTATCTTCTCAATGAAATAACTACTTTTTCTTTTCATTTTCTTCCTCCTTTATGTTTTGTTCAAACCATCTATGTATACCCCTAAAAAAGGCATAACCAAATATTTCACTATACAAAGCTATCAGAAATGGTGATATTACCAATACAACTACTATCAACACCTTAAAAAACATCTTCTTCCTCTCTGTTTAGTTTTTCCGAAATCTTTTTGCTTATTTCCCTTCTTTTCTTTGCCTCTTTACTCAAATTTCTTGGCTCTTTTGGACCCGCAAAATACTGAAGACCGAATAACTCCACTAACTTTTCTAATGCTTTTTTCCTGGTTATTGCTATTTCTTTGAATGCTATCTCTGCAAATTCCATTTCCTCAAGTGCCTTGTTTAATTCTTCCACTATTTCCTTATACCTCGGATGTCTTCTGTAATAGGACTCTATGTCCTGAATAGTAGGATTTGATTTCCTACAACATTCTTTTGGTTTCTCAGTTGCTTCAAGTATGAGTTCCGCCTTAACAGTTTTCTTCAACTGTTCAAGCCGTCTAACTTCTGCCTTTGTCTGAACCAAATATTTCCCCTATTTCAACGCCAATCTTGGTTGTTCAAGCCATTCTACATCCAAAGCACTCTCATCAATCACAATATCTTTTTCAGAATCCAAATTCATCTTTCAACCCTCCTTTCACTATATATTATACAATTTAGAAAAAAGTTCTGTCACTCTCTCCCTCCTTCAATAATTCTAAAACAAGCTAATACTAACCCCTGAAATCCCAGGAAATGTAAATAACCTTCGCTAAACTCTTCCATTATATACCCAGCCATATAATTCTTTTCTTTCAATAGGATACTTGAACAATAAGCCAATACCAACCTTCTTATTTGCTCGGTATCTTCCTCTTTCAAGCTTTCCAAAATACCAGCAACATAACTCCATTTATTTCTATTTATCAAAGCTCTACACAAATCTATTACCCTACCCTGAACAGATTGGTAATGTTCTAATACTTTTTCGCTATTGCCTTCTGGTGTACTAAATACTTTTTCCAGTAATTGTAAAATCTCTCTTGGTCTGCCTTCTGTCTTTTCATAAATCAATCCATACAACTTTTTGTCTATCTCTATCTCTTCTTTTTCACAAATATGTCGCATCAGTTTGTAAGCACTCTTCCTATCAAGTGGTTTCACCGGGAACTGTTGACATCTGCTCAATACTGTAGGCAACAATTTATCAGGGTCAGTGGTACAAAGAATATAGTAAACATAATCAGGTGGTTCTTCAAGAGCTTTCAAAAGAGCATTCATTGCCTCATTTGTCAATTTGTGACATTCGTCAAGAATATAAACCCTGCAATCCCCTCCATATAAAGATTTATAATTCGCCTGTTCTCTCAAATCCCTGATCGTGTCTATTCCCCTAAAATGAGAAGTATCCAATTCCATCACATCCCATTTTATAGCTCCTAACTTCTTAGCTACAATCCTTGCTAATGTGGTTTTTCCACACCCCGTTTGACCAAAAAACAAAAATGCGTGTGGTTTTTCTTTCTTTTCAAGCAACCCTTTCAAAGCTTCAACAGTTTCTTCATTACCAAAAAATTCATCAAAATCTTGTGGTCGATATTTGTTGTAAAGACTCATAAATCCTTCCCCATCCCTTTCAATTTATTTTTTAAAAATTCCGATGTCTTCAAATAATTATAAGGAGATATCAGATAATTCACAGTAATCTTCTCTTGCTCCCTCAATATATGAGGAAAATACTGTTTATGAACCTTCACCTTCTTATACCATGGTAAATTCCTATATTTCCTTGACAACAAAATATTCACCATCAACTTATAATCTTTTTCCATTCCTCTCTCTACAAACAGTTCTTCAAATGCAAGTATTATAGAAGAACTATATTGACTTACTTTTGCTATTATATTTTTTCCTTCGTAAACTATCCAATTCTCTTTGAGTTCTCTATGAAAATTAATAGTATTAAATTCCAAAAAATACATTGGAGTTAATTGCATTGGAGTGAAATGTGTGAAATGAAAATAAATTCTTATCTTATGTGTTTTTCTCATCTTATCTGCCTTTTTCAATATAGTTTTTAATTCTTCCAACTCTGCCACCTCTTTCCCTTCCCAAGAATATCCAATTATTTGATATACTTTAACTCGGTAATATTTATCAGTCGGCAATTCATAAACTTTCTTTATATGCCCTACTATTTCCTCATTGGTCATTCCTTTATTTACCAAAAAACGTGATCGTTCAGTCACTCCATCCATAGCAGTAACTGCATATCCCTTTGTTGCTTTCTCCCAATCCAATGATAAGAAAAAATCCTCATATTCATTATAACCAGAAGTATATGCTTTTATTTTCCTTCTACTTACAAAATAATTCTTCCAAGAGTATTGACAGAAAAAACATTTCTTTTTACATCCAACAGACTTTTCATCTCCTATAAAACATTTCAACTTGCCAATTTCATATTTTCCCAACAAATCTGGGTCAACTTCTTTACTCCACACATTTTTGGTATCTTACCATTGAATAAGTCATTTATGATACCTTCACCCCTACCAAAACAAGCAAAATCTATCAAACCCTTATAGACTCGTATATTAGTAACACCCGCTCCCCCTACTACAATCTTGCATTTACCTTTATCTACCTTATGCAATTCATTAACAAGATTATATACATCATAAAAAGAAGTGAGAGATACTAATACATAATCACAGTTTTTTATATCCTTAGCACTCACATACACAACTTCATTTTCTTTCCTATCAATCTCACCTATAATATGCCTAAATCCAAAATATTTCATGTTATCAAAATAATCTGCCTTAAGCGTACTTTTCTCTTTGACTTTATCCGTAAACACCAATATCCCTACTTTCCTTTTCACCACTCAAACCCACATTTTGGACATTTATTCTTCTTTCTCTCTTTTTCAGTATTTTCCATAAACTCCTGGTCAAATTCTGGTATAGATAAATCCAATTCAGGTATTTCTATTTCATCTATTACCACAGAATCAAGTCTATACTTCTCAAAAAACTCAGTAGCTGGATTTATTTTTCCATATCTGGAATTGATTTGTAATAATTTCTCTGCGGCATCTTTTTTATTCTTTGCTTCTATCTCTACATAAGGTATTTCAGGAATTTCATAGCCCTCCTTTTCAAGCTCTTCAAGTGCCTTTTTTGTTTGATGACCATCAATTATATAAAACTTATCCTCATCCTTCCACACAAACTTTGGGACGAAAATTCCGTGTTTTTTGATTGAATCTTTCAATTTCTCTAATGCTTTTCTGTCTATTGTCTTCAAATCACCTTGTATATCTATCAAATTTCTATAATCAACTGTTGGCAAATTATTTGGATTCAACACTTTTATTCTCATATCTCCTCCTCATAAATCCTCTTGTTCATACCAACTACCATCAACAGGACTTATCGCAAATTCCACATCCAAAGGAATTATCAACCAATCCCATTCCTTCCTTATATCTTCACACATTACCCTCTTCACTGTTTGTACAACCACATCTCGCTCATCAGGGTTTAAATCAATTAGTATAGAATCATGTATCTGCCCAATTAGTTTACTATCCCAATTCTCTTCTTCCGAAATCTCCGTAAGCCTTATAAATGACCATAGTAAACAATGAAAAGCTGAACCTTGTATTGGTCTATTAATCACCTCATTTCTTTTCAAAACACCACTACAACAAAACCCAGTCTTCATTTTCAACCATCCACGCTTCTGATATAACTTCCACATTCGCTCTCGCCATCTTCGATATCGTGGAAACCTATTATACCAGAAATCCTGTTTTATATCTTCTATATGCTTTTCAAACCCTCTAAACGACTTAACACCTTTTTCTCTCAACCAATCCACCAAACAAACACCATTTATCCTTATCCCGCCCTTCCACTTGCCATAAGGAACCTCACCCCAACCATAAGCCAAATTGTAAGCACAACTTTCATAAGTCGCTCCATAAAACTGAGGGAAAACAAATCCGTTCTTTGCTGCCGTCCTTAATTTCTTCTGCTCTGGTATATGTTTATCCAGCTTATCAAGAAAAAATATCTGCTTAGCAATATCCGCATGCATATCTGATTTTGGATTGGTCAAGTATTCTATCATATTCGGGTCTTTATGGTAACAAGCTGCTATGACCACCTCTAATGATTTATAATCAACTTCCAACAACTGATGTCCTTTTCTTGGATAAATAGCTTTCCGTGTTATTTCCTGAGCTTCCTTATCCCGCTTTGGAATATTCTGGAAATTCGGTGCTTCGCAAGAACTCCGATAACTCCTTGCAGTAGTAAGATTAAAAAATGGATGTATAACACCACCTACTTGTTCTCTCAGAAAAGCATCCAGATACGTATCCCGTATTTTTTTCAATCTACGCATTCTCAAAATCTTTTCCAACTCTGGCACTTGTCCAGCAATTCCCTTTAGTGCCTCATCATCTGTTGCACCCATACCCGATTTAGTAAGCTTAACAGGTTTTATCTTCCTAACTTTATACAAGATATGACTCAACTGAAAATTAGAATTGATGTTGAATTTATGACTAAAATAATGTTGCCAATGCCTGACAAACCTGGTCTTCAATAATTCTTTTTCTAATCTTTCTATCTCCTCCGTTAATTCTTTCTTTTTGTCCTCACAATATTTGACATCAATCCTAAACCCAACTCTTTCAGCTTTTGCTAACGCCAAAGCCCCTTTATAAAACAATTCGTATGCTCGTTTTTCAACTGGATATATCATAACCTAACTCCTTCATCTGTTTCATAGCCAATTTGTATGTAAACAAGGAATCCATCCCACAATAAACAAGCAAATCCTGAGCTTTTGATGAGCCTATCAGTTCATCTACTTTATTAAACGAATTGGCATTCTTAGAATCTTTCGCTTTCAAATATGGACTGATTGCACTATCATAATCAGGAATACCAAAATTGACATATACCTGAAACTTTAATCCTGTAATATCCTGTCTATCATCTAATATATGAGCAGCAATTCTAGTATCCCAAACCCAATTCACAACAGGTTGCCTCAATCTTATTACCGACCACAAATCCTCAAATTTCATATTGTGTGCTATTTTCCCAACTTTCGGATTTGCCAACAAATCAAGAAATGGTCGTCTATCTTTCTTCTTTTGCGGTAACCAAAAAGAATAAGTTTTCTTTCCCGTTGAAACCGAAACCGCTACTATTCTGTGACCACTGGCATACGGTTTCAACCCAGTAGTTTCATAATCAAAAGCTATACACCCGTCCTTAATCTCATTTAACACACTCAAATCATCTATTATCTCTATTTCCTCATTACCAAAATCTGGAAACGGTTTGTTCAAATAAGTGAAAGCTCTTTCCAAATCCTGTTTCCAGACAGTCATTGCTACCTCACCCGAAGTTTGTCGAATTAAATAGCTCGGATGAAAAACAGGACAAACCCAAGCTTTAAAATCCCTATCAGGTATTACCCAACCCCTCCACTTTGTTATACTTCCATTCCCATGAGAAAATCTGTAACTAATCAAACAATCAACCGCTACTCCACCAAGCAAAATAATTAATTTAGGCTTCTTTTCCTCTATCACTTTCAAAACTCTTTCCCTACAACAATTTATCTCCAGCTGAGTCGGTTTCCTGTTCTTACCTTCTTTGTCAACAGGTCGGCAATCGACTGAATTGATATTCCAGCAATCTTCAAATAAATCTATCCCAAATCTTCTATACATCTGCTTTAAGAATCTACCCGCTCTCCCCTGCCAGGGTTTGCCTGCTCTATCCTCTTCCTCTCCCGGTGCTTCACCAATATTTAGAATACCCTTATTCCCATTACCATAAACTTTTATCTTTGGATTTTGACAACTCTTATAAAGCCCACACTTCTCACAAGATATATCTTCATCCCACCCAAGACTACTAAACAAACTCTCTTCCTTTGCAACCAACCCCATCTCAACAACTCCTAACCACTTTTATGCTTCCATAACAATACACCATCAAGATTTGGTGATCCAAACCTCTCAAATTTTGGGTCAAAAAAAGTATGAAACCGAACCTTATCCCAACCCACAACAGGTGCATATTTCAAATACGCACTATGTATAGGCAAAGCGTTTGCAAAAACATATGCCCAAACATCTCTCCACGACCAATCCTGAAGTGGCCAAAACTCCTTTATAACTGTCAAACTTTCATCAGCCTGTATCCTCAATCTACGATGTACTGCCTCTTCCTTTCTTAGACCTACAAAACATACCCTAAAACCTTCCCTATAATACTCCCAAACTTTTCTCTCAAAGAAATCCCCAGCTACCTCAATCCGCAAATTATTTGCACCTATCAACCTCGCATTTTCAATAACTTCCTGTTCAAACTCTCGTGGGATATATTTGCCATTATCCGAATGATAAACCATAATATCAGGCTCAAATTTCAATACTAAATGAAGCATAGCAGTTGAATCTTTGCCACCACTGAAAGCAACGTATTTCTTTCCCCGAAAACTCAACCCCTTCTCTATGATTTGCTCTGCTTGCTTCACTCTATTCTCAAAATCTTTTGTTTTAGAATATTCCAGCATTATCTCTCTAAATTCCTCAACCTTCATATCCTTTGAATTCCTTTTTCAATCTACACCTTGTAAACGGCACAACACACAACCTAACATTTTCCTTTGCCCAATATGGACTTCTATATGCCATCATAGCCGACTGCTCATACTCCTCACAAAATTCCACTGGAATTGGCCTCATAGCAATACCATTCCAAACAACCGTCCTCTTCAAACTATCTCTTTCAACCAAACACTTCTTTACAAATCCATACCCTATCCGAACATCATTACCAATAGCAAATATGTTTCTACATATCAAATCCTTTAAAAACTCAAAATCTCCATACACAAAAAAGGTAACAGACCTTGCTGGAATGTATATATGACGCATGGCATACGACTTAAACATTCCTGAAGCTATCCGTATTTTGCCCCTAAATGAACAAAACCTGTCCTCAAACCGTTTATAAATCGTTTCCATCTTGTACTCACCACTGTCAAACATACCAGCACTTGCAAGTGGTACAGCTATTCTCACATCTTTATGGTACATAGCACCATACGGCTTTTTATTCTTCACAATATACCTTGATAAATTCATCTTCTTATCTGTTATGAAAAAATCCCTGCCAAGACTATTAAGATATAAAAAATGCTCTATAATGCCATCAAAAACTATCCAGGGATATGTAAGACAAACAGGTGAAGAAAACTCAAATGTTATTTTAATACCCTCAAATTTACCATAACTCTCTTTTCTATTCTTTTCTATCTTACTCACAAAATATTCAATCTCATCTATTTTCTCATAATTTAGCATTCAACTCCTCCAACAGTTTTAGAATGTTGCCTTTGTTCTTTTCAAGAAATCTCAAATAATCAAACACGTCAATATTATCAACAAACTTATAGCCCAAACTCAACTTACCATCCCCTGAAGCACTCCTGCCACCAATAACTGGATTTCCTTTCCATAACTCAATCATTTCACCAAAACAACTAACTTCAATATCATTTACATACAACAATCTGAACTCGTGATAAAACAATGTACCTGGTATAAAACATTCATAATCTACCTTCATCTGCACTGCTTGTTCATCTTGCTCTCTTTCTTCCCTCAAATCATCTCTGCGTGTAATAAACGAACTGTCCGTAAATACCCTAAAAGGCATTTCCAACCGCTTATCCTCAATCCAATCAGGCAAATACTTCGCATACTCTTTACACACTGGAAACATATGCCCAACAACAAGCTTCCCCTGTATTAACTGATTACCAAAAGCACACCCAAACAAACTAACTGGAGGACAAAGCTCAACAACCTCTTTTCTCAAACTCAAATCAATAACACCATAATCTGATTTCGTAGTCTCCAGAACTCCCCCAGAAAACAAAGCATGATACAATTTTTTATTTGTCAGCTTATCCGAAAACCCCACAATATCAAGAAAATCCTTCATTACAATCCGTCTCAACTTGCCTCGAATAGCATTCCCATGTATATATGGAATAGCCACCTCTCCTTCATCTGTTAATACCATAATCGTTCTGAGAATGGGTGAAGAACCTGTCTTCTCATCACCTCCATGAAAAATTGGAGTTATTGCTTCATTTAAACCTTCATACGTTAAATAAGGTGTTGCCATCTTTCTTCTCCTTCTCTTTTTTCTCTTCTTCTTTCATAGCTTTTGCCAACAAAATAGCCTTCATTGAAATGTAAATATGCTCATTATAAATCAGCTCAATTACAGTTGGTTCATCTGGCTTCAATTCGTCTATCAACTCAATAATTCTCGGAGGGACTTTCTGCAAACCAAAATAATTACACAACTTGGAAACAACCGCTTCTAGTGTTCTTCGCCTGCTTGCCGAACGCACACGATGATTAAACACATCATACGGATTTTTTGATGTTGATATTTTCCACCAATTAATTGACTTATAAATATAAGCCAACATTTCAATCACTTTGCTTTTAATTTCCTCAACTAACATCTATCAACACCTCCCATAATTGATTGTTCTTAAACCTTTTTATATCATCAAGTAACTCTATACAATTTTTCTTTAACAATTTCTCACATGTCTTTGGCTTAATATTTCCTCTCAATTCAGTTTTAGTCAAACCTACTTCCAGACCCTTTTTGATTATGCTATCCATTAATCTCGCCTTCCTCTTCACAAATTGAACAAGACCATAATCTTCATGAGCAAACCAGTAAAAATCCCTTGAATAAGCTACATGCTCTATTGCTTTTATCCACTGTTGCTTCTGTCCTATTTTGATAATGTTGATAAAAAATGGAGGATCAGGTGGGTCAAAAAGAACCTGCTTAGCTTCTTTCCTCTTAATTATTTCAAATCCTTGTTTCCATACAACCCAACTATGCCTTCTATATATCTGGTCAGAAAACAAAATTGAACATTCTTCACAAACACAATCTCCCGAATACAAATACGACCACATCGTAAAATTGCTTGAAAAAACCTTTTTCAGATCATGTCCGTATTCCGTCCATCTCCTACAAATAACACAATAACCCGATATTGTGCCTTCTTTCACCTTCAAATTTCTTGCTTCAATCAAAAGCTCAGGTAAAAACATATTCACTTCCTTTCAAACCTCTCATCATATATTATACAAACCACAGAAAAGTTTTCACTTATCCAACCCTTTTTCATATTTCATAATCAAATCATGAAGATTATGTTTCCCCCTTAAAGCTGGCAAAACATAATTCACAAAGAAATCACAATATTTACCTTGAGTAACTAAACACTGCTTACCTTCTTTTTCCTTATCTATCCAATTGACCAATTCTCGGTACTTGTCCTCTTTGTCACCACTAAACTTGAACATTGCACCCAAACATTTACCATTGTTATAGTTGCAACACTCCTTAATGACTAACCTCTCAAACATGCCATTTCTCCTTCTTTTGTCTCACAAATTCCACCAACAAACCAACACAAAACACAACTAAACTCCAACCCATACCCGCTAAAACAACCTTGAAAATCATTTCAAAAAAGACCGAAGATAATAAAACATCATCAAACATAAGCTTCCACCCAATATTGAATATCGCACCACATATCAAAATACCAAAAGCAAAACACCCTACAATTATACCAATCCAAAATAGACTTCTAAGCATTTTTATTCCTCCTTTTTTCTATCTTCTTTAGACATATTGACAACCGAATCGTCAACCTGTTCATCAACTAAATCTTTGTTTACATCTTCCAGTAAATCATCGAGCCAATCACTTCTAAGCACCATTGGATTTTTTAACTCTTCTGGAGAAGGTGGTTGAATAGTTCTGTCAGGTCGTAAAAACTGCTCATTCGGATATAAATTCTTTAGAAGACTAACACATTCTCTAATTATCCCAGGGGCGTATGTATGTCTGCTATGCGAATATCGTACACTCATCCAAAGAATGTTTTTGATAATGTACTTTAAAACTTCTATTTCTTTTTCCAGCTTTTTTACTTTATTATCCTTCATCAATTACCTCCTCATATGTTTGCTCAAAAATATCCTTTCTAACAGGATAAAACTCCCCTTTAACTCCCTTAATAATATAGTCCCCGTAGTTAGCCTTCATAACTCCTTCCAAAGTAGCAATAGAAAGCCCGTTATCAACTGTTTGGGTTAATCTGTCTGTTGCTTCGCTATTGATCCAAGCCAAGACCTCGAGAGCGTTTTCTCTTGTTAACTGCACTGCTTCTATTGCTACGGGTTTCTTTCGATAATGCTTAATTTTAAGTTTTGAAGACATTGCTATCCTCCTTTACCATTCAGGTACAACTACAACATCATATCCTTCTTCAGCTAATTTATCTTCTAACCAATCCTTAAGCCTTGTTGTATATGGAGTAGTCCCCCTAATATAAGCTACTATTGATATTTTAACATAATAACAGTGAAGAGCCCTCCAATATACTGGTTCTTTATCCAATCCCAGCTCTTTAAGCTTTGTGGTGTCAACGTCCCCACTTTCCTTATACAAACTTCTTATTAGAGAATTAATTTTCTTTTGAACTTCGAGCGTTTTTGATAGGTCTTCTTTCATTTTCAGATCCCTTCCTTTTCAATTATTTCACTCAAAAACTTCTTATACTTTGTCCACTCCTCTGAAAGATTATCCCATTGTTTCAGCTCGTCATAAGTAGACTCAATCTCATATTTCAAATTATCAATTGCTTCCTTCTCAGTATCCCCAAAACCATATAAAGGCAAGTCAACTGTACGTGCAATATAACCTTCATCATCTTTCTCAACAGTAACCATCAATGGTTTTTTCAAAGTCTTTGAAATCAAATCGGTAATCCTAACATAAGCAAACATGGCCAAACTCCTCAAATTCTCACATATATTATACAATTTAGAAAAAAGTTCATTACTTATAACTCTCCAAAACAGATCTTCCAATTTGTAATCTTTGTAAAACTTTTACTGTTTCGTTTGGATTGCATTCCTCATCTCTCAATACCAAAGCGTTTATTCTCATCAAACCCAACTTCTTTTCCTCTACTGTCTGATTCAATCCATACATTGCAGTTACATGAGCATACTTTCTTTTATCCTCACTAAAATCACTCAATCTCAATAGTTCCTTATCATACCCCGAAGATGCACATTGAGTTGCCGTTACCACCAAACATTTCCACTCCTGAGATAGTGCTCGCAATCGCATCCATAACTCATTTTGCTGGTGTCTAAACTGGTCATATCTACGTTCTGGACGCATAATATCCACATAATCTATCACAATCACATCTGGTCTAAATCCGTCTTCTCTTTCCCATTCCCTCAACAACCTCTCTATTTCCCTAACTGTTAGAGTTGAATTTGGATAGGTACACAGTTTGAACCTACTTTTATGTTTCTTACTAAAATCCTTGAACTTTTTATAAGCCTCTCGCCATGTTAAAGGCTCAACAGGTTCTCTTTTCTTAAACCAAACACATCCTTTCAATTTATCACAATTACTACACGGTTGATAATCTGGATTACTTTCATAAGCTTCTACTAACTTTTCATAATTGTTAATATCCTTCTCATCTTCCAACACTCCAAAATGACATTCTCTAACATTTTCATCACAATCATTTAACTGGTTATAAACACAATCCAAAACTGGAATATACAATTCCCCACAATATCTCCTTCTATCCGACTTATGAGCTAAGTAGATTCCTATTCTTCGTATCATCTGGTGTTCAGACATATCACCAGCCTGGAAAAATACCACATTTCTATTTCCTTGCATAGCTTTCATTGCTATGTCCATCAACATATATGTCTTTCCTCTTTTCTCAGCACCCATTAATGCTACAAATGCCTCTCTGGTAAAACTTGCGTTCCAAAATTTCCCCAAAGCACCTGAATACTTAACTAACACCTCTCTTTCTTTGGTAAATGCCTCCCTTACTTTTTCCAAAACTTTTTTACCTGGTACAAACAAATCTATATCACTTCTTTCTTTCACCTCAAACTTTCGGTATTGTAAAACCTCTTCTTCAGCTTTCTCAACTTCACCTTTCCCTAAAAATCTTTCCACTCGCTCTATATGTTTTTCCAACTTTCTCTTGGCAAAATATTCCTTTGCAAACTCTACAAGAAAATCAACCTCAATACCAAACTC